TTCCTCCCAAGATGAGTCTTACTGGCTTGACTTCTTTTGCTGCTAGTAGAGCTGGCCCTATTTTGGCTTCTGCCCTGGTCGCCGGTACTTTTCCCCATTTTGTGGAAGGCCTAGCACTGGTGGTTGCGGCCACTAAGAATTGCACCTCCGCTATTTTCCATTGCGATATGGGTCGTTTTTGTGGTTTAAACCCGACCGCAGAATTGGAGCAATTTTTCTTTTTCATCAATAACAATTATGAGACCTGTGCCCCTGTGGATTCTCGGGGCATTGTTTGGTGTGATCGGGAGGATTGTTTTTCACCAGTGACTAAGAGGTTGCCAACCCAAGTTTATAATTCCACCAATGAGAAGTTCATTCAAATGAGGAGGGATCTGGAAGGTGGTGATGGCTCTTCACCGATGGAGTGGTCAGATGGTTTGTGCCATTGCGCTACAGTGTTGGCTGCTGTTTTGCAAGATATGTTGTCTAAGGGCACTGGTTCACCCGCTACCGTGGCCGCGGTGACTAGGATGGTTGACCGTTTGATTACCCTTTCCAAGGTTGCACCCAGGAGTGTTTCCTTTCGTAAGGCTGAAGGTTTGACCTTGATAATTAGTGGTGCTGCTGGTGTCGGCAAGTCAACTGTTGTGGATAAGTTGATTGCACCCATTATGTGTGCCCACATTGTTGATGAGGGTCTCAAGCCCGATATACAGTACCCAGCTTTGATCCAGGCAGGGGCCAAGATTGGTTATGAGATGCCAGAAGCATGTGTTAGTGCTCAATCATTAGAGAGCGAGTATATTAATTACAAGCAGCGTGGAGTTCCAGTCTTGTTGGTCCGTAAAGAGGATCCCACCCCTTTGAACCCCGATCTGGTAACCCCCACGGGTAACATTGTTCACACCGTCATGAACATTGCCGAGACCACCACATCTTTGCAACCAGCTGCGGCACTAACCAGCCTTGATGGTGGCGCCACAAAGGATGATAATTATTTCACCCCTGTGGGCGGCATTATAACGGCAAACGATCGTTGTTCTTATGGTGATCTTTTTTCCATCCATTTTCCCGCTTTCGTACGCCGAATTAAGGAGATCAGGGTTCGGTTGGATAAAGTCTATGCCAATAATGCCGGTGGGTTGGATAAAGACCATCCCAAGGTCGCGGCATTGGCCAATACCACTGACAATGCCAAGTATCAGCTGTTTGACGTTATCACTGAGGAGCGTGCTTTGAATGCCCGAGACACGGAATGGTCTGTAGGCGAGTTGATGGTCGAGCGATTTGTGACCCACAAGTTCGCACATAAATGGAGCATTGGTCTTGGTGAAGAGAAAATCACTGTGGCCGCCGGTGACACTTTGCTTTGCAAGGACATGAAGGTTAACTTGTTTTGTGCTTGGCTTAATGATGTTTGTAAGAGTCATTATTCTCGTTCCTTCCGGGCTTGGAGGAATGGTGAGAATCAGCATCTTTTGCGATCTCCTTTGGGTATTTGTCCCTGCGAGGGCAATTCTTCCTACATGCATTGCCCATATTGTGCATCAACGAATGAACTGTGTTCAAAAACGGGTTATATAGCTCAGGTGTGCCCTTGTTGCGTCCAGACTCCCCCCGATCCTGCACTTTCTGTTATTCGTCGATTGAAAACAGTCACAGCTCGTGATTATGAACAGTTTAGGGTTTTGATTGCTTCTGGCACTTTTCGTCCAGTTCTCAGATCTTTCTTTCGGTTTATGAAGGTACATGAGATTATGGCGGCACAGAATAGTAGTGAACCATGGTCTTTCGGATTGTGCAATGGCAATTATGCTGAGAGTGGTGTGTTGACTACTGCCTTCGATAAGGCTTGTCGCACTCAGGATCAGACAGCCAAGAAGTATTCCACTTGGTGGGATAAGCAGTATCCCGGGGCCAGACCCTTGTTGGAGACCTTGACCCTTTTCTTCTTTACTATTATCTATACTCCTTATGAAGCTGATGCCATGTTTGAGATTGGGGGTGATTTTGAGTCCCCTACACCTTTTCAGACGTTGGCTCATATTTTGGATAATTGTACATGTGCTGCTTCGGTTGAGCGCGCTGCCGAACCACCTATGCAGGAAGCTGATCAATCCCCGCGGGAGCAGGCGAGGAAGCTAGCTTTGGCCAAACTTATGTTTGTGAATTACGTGTTGGGTATCCCATCACCCAGTGATCAAGCTAGGGATCATGGTTACCTCTCCCTTGAAAACATGCTCAGTGGTGCAGCTGCTTTTTCCAATTATTGCGGGGTTGCCATGGAAGATTTGCATTCCTCTAGAGCAGACTTGTATGATCACCTTGGTTTTTCCTCTTGTGATGCCCTCAAAGCTTTTGTGGAATTGTTGACCCCTCGAGCGGATGATGAGTTCTTGAAAAAGAAACCACTTAGGAAGCAGGATAACACGGTAATGCCACGCTTTTTCATGGATTCTGTTCACGAGGTGATGTGTTGGCCTTCTGAAGCACCTGTTCAGACTGAGTCTGCTTGTGGCTGGGCCTCTGAAAGTGTTGAAGAGGAAAAAGCCGATGAAGATCCGGACGACGGTTCGGACGATGATTGCACGCCTCCACGTGAGTCCGATGACACCTCGGAAGGTCATAATACGTGGTGGGACGCCAGAGAGATCCTTACTAAGCGATTTAGGTCAGAGCCGGACCCTCAACGTAGGGTTGGACTTGCGCAAGAACTTCGTCGTCGCGCTCCAAAAGAGTTCCAGGCCAAGATGTTTGCGACTGCCCGGGAGAAGGCGACTATTGCTGCTGATATGGTTGTCACGGCGGCCACTGGGGTAGCGGGCCTCGTAGCCTCGGCCGGTTGGTCGGGTTATGATGATAATGAATATGAGGAGATTCGTGAGTCTGTCACTCAGAGCGCGTATTGCACTAAGGCGGACTGTTGGTACTATCATTTGCCAGCTCCTTTCCTTTTCGAAGATTTTTCCTACGATGATACTCATGGGATCGCTGGTGTACATCCCCCCCAAAAGTCACGTGGTAGGAGGGTCGCCAATTGGGTTAAGGGAGTTCTATCTGATTTTAGGCTCTCTTTTGTTAACCATTATTTTCCTTCAATGGATCCTCAGTTGCGAAAAGCTTGTGTGATAGCTGGTGGCACTGCGGTAGCTGCGGTTTTTGGTTTTCAGGCCTATAAGTTTATTGAGGCCATGATCCCCACCCCCGCCGTTGTTCCTGAAGTGGTTCCAGCCTTTGTCCCGAAGGGCGATGTTGATAAGAGTACACATGCCATTTCCACCCCGTGGTGGGATATTGGGAGTAGCGGTGCCGAGAGGGTCTTTGGTCCCAATTATATGAATAAGTTTGGGAATGTTACTAAAACTTCTCATGGCATGGTCACTCTTGGTAAGAGTGGCTGCATTCAGCACCTCTTGGGCTCCAAGACGACTAATCGAGCATCCAGGTGTGTTAAGTTGGAGATGAAGGTTGGTTGTGGCATTAGGAAGATCCGTGCTTTGGCCTTGGATTCAAAGTCTTTTATAGCACCCGCCCATTTCTTTGCCGATGTGTTCCCCGATTTGAAAATATTGGATTTGCAAGTTCACACTACTCGCTCCGACACAGGTCACACTGTCACACAACTTTTCTCCCTGACAAAGGATGATATTTCGTTTGGTGATGGGGATGCAGACTTGGTTCGGATTGCTCATGGTTTGGACTCGCTTCAATTTGCTGAAAGTGCTCCCATGTACAAGAAGAAATTGACCGAACATGTGAACCTCTCCGGGTACACGTGTTTTGAGCGACAAGATGATTATGATGTAGCTGAGGTCAGCAATGTTTCCAATTGCCACCCACAGATGATGATGATCGGAGAGGATCGGATGATTGTTCCTGAAAATTCGGATTCCCACGAGATGCTTAAGGGGAAACCCATGATGAATACCGTCTGTTATCGAGTGGACGGGGCAAGCACATTGCTTTTGGGTGATTGTGGGTCACCCATTATCCTAAACAATGGTCCGAAGGGCAATTTTCCAGCTATTGGCATGTATATTGGCACATCGAGGGCCGATGGGACGTGCTATGAGACTTTTGTTATGCTTAGTGAAGAATTCATGATAGCAACAGATAGGGATCTTTTTCAACGTGTTTTGAGTGAACCCGTTCTTGCCTCTACTATTGGGGCTTTTGCCGAGTTGCATGAGGCGCTTGCGGAGCCCGAGTTTGATGCGAAGATGGACGTTGTGGTCCGGTATGGCGAACCAAAGAGTGCAGCTCACGTTGCTATGATAGCCAAGGCCAAGGTGGA